ACAAGTATACAATAAAAGAAATTATGTTTGAACATCACCACCTTAGAAGAGGCAAATATGGAATGAACATCTTGAAAGAAAAGTTTGAACCTCTTGGATATACGTTTAGTGGGGTAGATTCTTTAAATACGAGAATAAAATTAACATGATAACCACCACTATATCTACAAATAATAATTTAGATTACTTAAAACTAGCAATTAAGTCGGTAAGACAAAATGCTTATCACAAGGACATGCCTATAATTGTTCACGCTGAAAATTGTAATGATGGTACTATCAATTGGTTAGATTCTAATTACACAAAATATGATTTAGAATATTATGTAGACGACAACGATGACCCGAAAGGTATAGGTGGTGGTATGAACTTTTGTGTCGATAAAGTCAAGACCGAGTTCGTGAATATTATTCATTCTGATATGTGGATTGCTCCTAATCAAGACTTGGAATTATTGAAGTTGTATGATGATATCGGAGATACCAAATTAATTGCTTCGTCTTTTAGAATACAACCAAGAATATTTGTCAACGATCCTGATTACAGACCTGGCACGGTGTTTGTAGATACGGATGAATTTGGAGCATATGCTGAAGATTTTGATTCTAATTCATTTGATAAATGGGCTACAGAGTTTTCACAAATGAATGGTGAGTTAGAAGTTCGTAAAGGTGGTGGTGCTGGGTTCTTCTGTAGAGTCGAGGATTATAAATGGATAGGTGGGAATGATGATTTGTTTAGACCAGCTTCGTGGGAAGATAAAGATTTATTCATCCGTATGCAGTTAGAGGGATACGAATTTAAAATGATACCACAATCTGTTGTATGGCATTTTTCTGCTCGTGGTAGTCATTTTAGGGATGAGGCTAAAGATAAGTTTCATATGAAATCAAAAAGACAACAAGAGGCAGAAGAAATTAACATGCGTAAATGGGTGGATAAATGGGGTAGATTACCAATTGAAGATGAAGATACTTTCGTAGTACCAATTGAGGGTACAGATGTACCTACAAGAATCGAGTGGAAAAGCTATGAGTAAAATTTTATTAGTTATAACAACATACAATCAATCACATTACACTAAGTTGTGTTTTGAATCACTTAAGAAATTAGACGACAACATAGATGTTTTGGTTGTTGATGATTATAGTACAGATGATACTGTTGATATTTGTAAGGAGTATGGTCATCGTGTCATAACAAAGGATGAACCAAAGGGTTTAACTGATTCTTGGAATATAGGATATCGTGAGTTTTTAGGAACTACTGATTACGGTACTGATTATGACTACTTTATACTTGCTAATAATGATATCTTAATTCCAAAAGGTGCTATCGGAGAGTTGGTTTCTACCTTTAAAAAATGGAATTCAAGTTTGGTAGTACCCATGTCTACTGAATATGGTGTTGGACACAACCTCACACAAAATGTTAATAACTATTATCATGGTCTTGAGGTTGATGAGCCAGAGGATTATCAACGTGTTCAAGATGAAATACTAAAGGTAAAAGAGGAGATGAGAGACTCTAACAATCTTTACCTATGCGATCCTGTTAGAATGAAAATGTTCAATGGGTTTTTCTTCATGATGAATCGTGATATAACCATCTATGAGCAAAATGATGACGAACTTTTCAAGACAGATAAAATCATGACAAAAAATGAAGACCAATTTAATTGGGATAATTTAATTACAAACGATGATTTTTCAATGTTATGTAAGACATCATTCGTGTTTCATTATAAAGGTGTATCTACTTTTAAAGTATTTGATAACTACAATAAGATATCCAACGATGTGTCAGAATGGAAAAGGCAGAGGGAGTTAAGGGGTGGATAGGATAACCTATGATACAAGTAATTATTTGTTTAGAGATATAGTATCACAATGGTTTTTTAATCGTGGTATTTTACCCTATTTTGGTTTACCGAGTTTACACTCTGAACGAGACTATGAATTGTTTGACAGAGAACATGACCAATCTACAATATGGCATAAGTGTTTCTATGAAATGATTAGGGAAGATAAAAGTTTTGACGATTCATATACAGATTTTTTACACGACATAATTAAACCAAGATTTGGGGAAGAAATAGTTTATCAAAAAATACCAACTTTCAGAGTTCACTTACCAAATAATGTATCTGTTGGGGAGTTTCATAAAGATAAACATTACAGAGATGAAAAGTGGGCTGAAAAAGTAGAGGAGTTAAACTACTTTGTACCATTAACAAAAGCATATGGAACTAATACTATATGGGCAGAGACCGAAGAAGATTTAGGTGATTATCAAGAAATGAATGCTGAATATGGTGATTGTATAGAGTGGAGTGCTAGTAAATTAACACATGGTAATAAACAAAACATAACGTCAATCACTAGGGTTAGTTTTGACTTTAGAGTTATACCTAAGTCAAGGTATATAGAAAGTGAACATTTAACAATTAACACCAAGATACCGTTTGGTATTGGTGGATATTATGAGGTTTTATAATGGATGATAGAATAATAAGTTTTATACAACCAAGTAGAAACAATCTAAAGTATCTTAAATGGTCTTACGATAGTATCAGAAAGAACTTAGGATATCGTCACGAGATATGTTGGGCTGATGATTTCTCTGATGATGGTACATGGGAATGGATGCAAGAGATTGTTCAAAAGGATAAGAATGTAAAGATACATCGTAACGAAGGTCCTACAAGATTAGGTCACACGATACTTTATGATACGTTAGTAGATATGGCGACAAGTGATATCGTAATGATATATCACGCTGATATGTATGCTTGTCCTGGTATGGATGTGGAAGTTCTAAAACATTTAGAACGAGGTAAGGTAGTAAGTGCGACTCGTATAGAACCACCTTTACATCCTCAAGGACCTGAAAAAATAATACATGACTTTGGAATTGAACCAGAAGAGTTTGATGAACAAGGATTAATATATTGGTTAAATAGTGGTATGGTGACAGAAAAAGAACCAACAAATGGAATATTCGCACCTTGGGCAATATACAAAGATGACTTTGTAAGTATCGGTGGACATGACCCGTTGTACGCTCCACAATCAAAAGAGGACTCGGATATATTCAATAGATTTAAATTGGCTGGTTACGAATTAAAACAGACTTGGCAAGGATTTGTTTACCACATGACCTGTCGTGGTAGTAGATTCAAAGATGGTGCTATGAGGAATCCAGCAGGTCAAGTCTTCATGAAGGGTAGAGAATCATCGGAATGGTTAGCTCAGAATCTTAGGTCAACTCGTAACTTTATTCGTAAGTGGGGACATATGGTTCAACATGATGAAGTTTTACATCCTATAATTCCACCAAAATATGATGTTGCTTTTGTAGTCTATCGTTGTAGTAAACAGATGTTGTATGAGTTAGAGCCTTGGTGTGATAAAATATATTTAGACCTGAGTGATTCAGATATCATTGGTGAATATAGAAAAGAGGAACAACCAAACACTCAGTTTGATTTGGATGAGAGAATAAAACTCTATGGAACTAATAAAATATCAGAGTTACATGATATCTGTGTGGAGTTCAACGCTGAACAATTAAACAATGAAAACTTTCAAGTGTTAGTTAACTTATCAAAAATGCTACAAGATAGTGGAGAGATAGGTGAGATGGAATACGATATATTTAAGTTTTACATCAAATCACTTGAAACATACGAAAAAAACTTAGTCGTTTGTAAGACTAACTAACTATTTATAAGTGTAATAAGAGGTTATAATGGAAAATAAATTAGGTTCTTACATCAATAATTTGATGACCACCATAGTAGATAAAGAAGAAAGATTTTTTATCAGAAGTCTAGCATTTAATGAATTGACTTCTTTGAGTAATAATATTAGCGAAGTGTTAAGAAATTACGATGAGTTAGAGAAGATTGCTAAACCAACTGAAGAAAAAGACAAAGACCAAATAGAAATTAAATTCGGAGATAAAAATGGCAAAAATAAGTAATCAAGCCTTGGTAGAGTTAAGGAAAGTTAGAGCTGCACTTGATGACATGTACGATAAGTTACAAAAACCTTTGTACAATAAAGTTGTAGCTGCTAAAGTATCTTATAAAGAGGTAAAACCCTTTGATTCTGTTCAAGAAAACTTTGAATATATCTCACAGATAATCAGAGATTTAGAAGCTGGAGAAGAATAATGGCAAACGACCACGCTAAAGACCGATACGATCCACCAAAAGTGGGTAGTGATTGGGAGAAAGAATATTTTGGTGACGTGAATGTCGGAGAGGTATTCAGACTTAAACCAGATAGTAAAGCTAAAGCATTTCGTAAAGTTAAAGATGGGGTTGCTTTTGATATTGTAGAATCAAAAGAAATTCAATTAGTGGACAGAGACGAAATCTATGTCAAGTCGTAATTTTCAAAAACCAATACGAATAAAAGGACATCGACTAGTCCTTACCAAAAAGATGATTGAAGATGCTCAATCTCAAACTAAATCAAACATGGCTGCAGCTAGGTGGTTAGGTGTAAGTTACCTAACCTATCGTAAGTATGCTAAAACGTATGGTTTATTTGAAAAACATCTGAATCCATCTGGTGTCGGTATCAAAAAAGGTTATGGTAAGTGGATAAAGTCACTTGACCAAATCCTTGATGGGAGTAAGAAGTATCGTATGAGAGCTGGGTACATTAAGAATCGACTCATAAAAGAAAAGTGGGTTGAAGAAGAATGTAGTTCTTGTGGGTACAATGAAATCGTTATGGGAAAAGAATCAGTTGCTCTTCGTTTAGATTATGAAGATGGAGATGTAACTAATAACAAATTAGAAAATCTGAGGTTATTGTGTCCAAATTGTTATTTATCACACAACGGACATATGCCATCATCAGAGAGGTTTTACAAATGAAACAAAAAGCAATATTAATCAAAGACTTTTACAATGACAAAGGTGCTCTCCATCGAGGAGAAAAGGTAGTAATAGAAGAAAAAGTTGGTAATGGATTCGTTAGAATTAACACAGAAACAGGTGGTATATTTACAATCCCAAGACATATTCTTAAATTAATTCCTTGACAAGTTCCTTTTTTCTTTGTATATTATTACTATGAATAAAGTAATAAATTGTACAAAAGAAGATAATCCATTAATACATAAAAAACTACGAGAGGTATCAGTTGAAGAAGGACTTTCTATCGCAACGGAACTA